GGAAGGAAAGTATTAATATCGCGCATAAGAACGCCGGTTTGTTAGATGTGTTTGCTCGCACGAACATCATCAATCAAATCGGCGTTCTTGTTTCTGTGTTTCCCGGGATTCCGTGAAGAACCTTTTTTTTGGGTTCTTTCCCGATAGTCCGTGAAGAGCCTTTTTTTGCCCGCCCTGTGCGGGCTTTCTTTTGGACAGAACAATGACCCCAGCCTTTCGCGTCGTCGCCGACGGCGCTGACATCACGGCGCTGATCAATGATCGGCTGCTGCAACTGAAAACCACCGACAAGACGGGCATGGAGTCCGACGAGTTCGAGCTGCGCATTGATGACCGCGACGGTGCCGTGGCCCTGCCGCCGCGCGGGGCCGGTATTGAGGTCTACCTGGGCTACGTCGGAACCTCATTGACCCGCATCGGGCGCTACGTGGTCGATGATGTGGATTTCTCCGGGCCGCCGGACACCCTGGTGATTACCGGCAAGGCCAGCGACATGCGTGGCAGCGGCAAGACCACCCGTAGCGGCAGCTGGGAAGGCGTGCCCCTGTCGCGGATCGTCGCCGATGTCGCCGCGCGTAACGGCTGGCAGCCGGTGTGCCCGGTACAGACCAAAGTGCCCCGGGCTGATCAGCTCAATGAGTCGGATTTCAACTTCATCACCCGCCTGGCCAAGCAATACGACTGCACCGCCAAGGTCGCCGACGGCAAATTGCTGGTGATGCCTCGACAGGCCGGGCAGAGCGCCTCGGGCAAGGCCTTTGGCGTGGTCGTGCTTCATCGTCGTGACGTCAGCCGCTTTCAGTTCCGACTGGGTGATCGCAACAGCCATAAGGCGGTGTCGACCAAGCACCAGGACAAGAGAAACGGAAAGCTCGCCGTCGTCACCCTGGACAACGACGACTCACCCGACGGCCTGCCGCCGGTGCACACCGACCGTCACATCTACCCGAACAAGTCGGCGGCCGAACAAGCGGCGAAGGCCCGACTGGCGGCCTTCAACCGGTCAACGGCGGGTGTTCGTCTGGAAATGCCTGGGCGCACCGACCTGTTTGCCGAGCGAACGATCGATGCCCAGGGCTTCAAGGTCGGTTTCGATGGCGAGTACCTGGTGGACTCGGTGGAGCAGGTGTACACCCAGTCCGGCTGGAGCACGACTGTCGAGTGCAACGGCGGCAAGCAGGGCAAGGCGAAAGCCAAAGGCAAAAAGAAAAAGTCGGCGAAAGATCTGAAGGTCGTTCAGCTCAAGCAGTAGCGCCGTAACCCCCAACCCCCATGGAGACCCTCTATGTCACTGACAGAGCCACAGCTACAACGCATCATGCCCAACGCCCGCCGCCAAGCGGGCGTTTTTGTATCCGCTCTAAACACCGCCATGGCGCACCGGCAGATCAACACGCCGAAGCGCCAAGCGGCTTTTCTGGCTCAAGTCGGGCATGAGTCCGGCCAATTGCAGTACGTCCGCGAACTGGGCGGCGACCAATACCTGAGCAAGTACGACACCGGCAGTCTCGCGTCGAAGCTGGGCAATACCCCGGAGGCTGATGGTGATGGTCAGCGTTATCGCGGTCGCGGCCTGATCCAGATCACTGGCCGCAACAACTACCTGCGCTGCAGCCTGGCACTGTTCGGCGACGAGCGATTGCTGCGCACCCCGGAGTTGCTCGAGCTGCCGCAATGGGCCGCCGAGTCTGCCGCGTGGTTCTGGTGGGTGCGCGAATTGAACGCCTTGGCGGATCGGGATGAGTTTGAGGCGATCACTCGCAAGATTAACGGCGGCCTGAATGGCTTGGCAGATCGGCTGCAATTGTGGGAACGGGCGAGGGCGGTGCTATGCGTCTCTTTGAGCTGATCCCGGCGCCGTATCGGTTGCTGGGCATCGGTGTGCTGCTGGTCGTATTGGCCGGAGGTTCCGCCATGGCGGCTTGGCAGGTTCAGGACTGGCGCTATGGCCGACAGCTTGAGCAACAAGGTCGCCTGCAGGCGGAAAGCCTCAACCGACAAACGCTGGCCGCGGCCGCGCAACAACAAGCCGAGCAGACCAAACGTCTGGCTCTGGAGCAGCGGCTTTCAGCCAGTGAGCAAACCCATTACCGAGCCCTAAGCGATGCCCAACGTGATCAAGGTCGCCTGCGCGACCGCCTTGCCACTGCTGATCTGCGCCTGTCAGTCCTACTCGACGCCACCGCTGCAGCCAGTAGCCGCGCAGTGTCAGCCACCACCTCAACCGGCGGCATGGTTCATGGCGCCACAAGAGCCCAACTTGACCCAGCGCATGCTCAACGAATTATCGGCATCACCGATACCGGCGACCAAGGACTGATCGCCCTGGCAGCCTGTCAGGCCTATGCCAAAGAAATCTCAACACCGAAGTGAAAAAGAGCGACCGGAGTGGATGCGTCAACATCCAATCCGGCCGCCGTCCCTGCAGATTGTCCCTGCAAGTCCAGCCAAGGCTCTTACTCCGTGCACGAAGCGCGGCGAGCCTAGCACCTGTTTATCCATACAGTAAAGGTCTTGCTTTCTATGTCTACACCCATCATCCCCTGGATGGGCGGCAAACGCCGCCTGGCCGACCGTCTCATTCCGCTCTTCCCACCCCACGAATGCTACGTTGAAGTCTTTGCCGGCGGTGCCGCGCTGTACTTCATGCGGCCCCAGGCCGCGCCGGTGGAAGTCCTTAATGACATCAACGGCGATCTGGTCACGCTGTACCGCGTCGTGCAGAACCACCTGGAAGAATTCGTGCGCCAGTTCAAATGGGCGCTCAGTTCTCGTCAGGTGTTCGAGTGGCAGAAGATGACCCGCCCCGAAACCCTCACCGACATTCAGCGCGCCGCCCGGTTCTTCTACCTGCAGCACCATGCCTTCGCCGGCAAGGTCACCGGGCAAACGTTCGGCACTGCCACTACCGGCCCAGCCATCAATCTGTTGCGGATCGAGGAGAATCTCTCGGCCGCCTGGCAGCGTCTGTCTGGCACTTACGTCGAACACCTACCCTGGCTCGAATGCGCTGAACGCTACGACCGTGCCCACACCTTCCACTACATGGACCCACCTTACTGGCAGACCGCCGGCTACGGCGTCGATTTTCCGTTCGAGAACTATGAGCGAATGGCCGACTTCATGCGCCGCTGCAAAGGCAAGGTGATGGTCAGCATCAACGACCATCCCGACATCCGCCGGGTGTTCGAGGGCTTTCACTTCGAAACGCTGGATATCCGCTACTGCAATACGAACCAGCGGCAGGGGACGGCAGGGATCAGCGGCGAGCTGGTGATCATGAACTGGGAGCCAGCGGCATTAGGTGGGCTGTTCTAATCCATTCATTTTGTTCTGCTACAGTGAAGGCGCGAAAAGGAAAACTCCGAGCACTTTTAGAATCGCACAAGGAAAAATGGACATGACTTCTGCAACTGTCGCTTCAAACGATTTTCTGGCTGTTTTGAAAAAGCAGCGCGCACTGGCCCACAAAAGCATCGCGAATCCGTCCGGAGGTACCATCGGTTTTTCGGCGGGTGAGCAATTGGGATCGCTTCCAATCTCTAACAGTGATGCGTTGGATGATGCTCTGCAGCAAATAAAGGCTGTGGCCAATATAGGCGCCACCGCCACCGCTGACCAAGCTCAAAATGAGATTACGACCATTACAAATACGTACATGAATAGTGCGAGAGATGCCAATGCCAGCGCGGCCTTCCGGGACCAAATGGAGCAAAGCAAGGCTCACGCGATAAATAATGCAAATAGCGCGATTGGTAAGGCTTATGATAAAGCAGAAGACCTTGGCCGTAACATGAATCCCTCAGAGCAAAATGCGCTTGTTGATTTTCTGACAAATGTTGTTGAGAAGGGGATTTCGAGCGTTATTAATGAAATCACTGATTTCATAGTTAATGCAATCAGAACATTGCCAAGTTGGATTGTTCACGCGTTTGACGCGATCAAGCAAACTTTTGCGAAAATTGCAGCATTTATCAAAAGTATATTCTGATTGGCGGCGGGCCACCCCATCGACAGATAGGGTGGTCAAAGACGTCCGCACATAATTGGAGCCCTCCGATTGTTTTTTCAGCGTAGATCAGAACTTGGCGGCTTGATGACGAAACCTTGTCCGGAGCAGGCGGGGCAATCTTCTCTTCGGTCAAAGCGGTCGACACAAGTCGGGCAGGTGCAGAACCTGGCCAAATCAATAAACGGCCGCATCTTTTCGTAGGCGTTCAGGTTGCGACCTTCCAGCGCGACTTGTGCCGCGTCGACCAGGGCACGATAAATATCGGTGTCTTCAATTGGCTTGTGGATGACTCCGAGAATCATCCGACCCGTTTCGATGAGATCGAACTGTCGACCATCGAGCAGGGTTAGCGTAAGGCCTTCAATGCGTGCCGTGACGCCTGATGGGTTGAAAACAAGATTTGCTCCGGTGCCGTCTCGATAGACCTTGCCATCGTAGGTGGTTCGAGCGTTGTCTTGGTTGTCTCTTCTCGCGTTAAAAATGGTTTGCCCGATTTTCCCGAGTGTCAGGGAGCCGTCGCAGGCCACGACGTCATAGAACGATGCACCACAATAGCGGACAGGATGGCTCTGCAGTTCTTCCACGGCATGCCAGTACGCGGCATCGGCCATTTCATCCATGTCGAATTGCTCGAACGTATCGATCAGCCCTTCGGCCACCAGAGCGTCGGTCATGGAGTGAAGGTGCTGTCGGTGCGCCTCGGGGTTTTGCAATCGAAAATCGTGATCGTCGAGGGTCGAGCGCCACTGCTGAAGCC